TGCATCAATTTTAATAACCATGGAGAACGACCATGCCCGAGCATAAACTAAATATGAACGCCGCTGAAGAAATAGTACAGTTAGATGATACTGGCCCTGAAGTAGACGTAGACATAGATGAAGGCGAAGCCTTACCAATAAATCCACAACAACCTGTTAAACCTGTACTAGGTGATGAGGGCGCTGCGGAAATAATACCTGAAACCGAAGAAGCAAAAGCTGACGATCACGAAGAATACAGTAAAGGCGTAAAGAAACGTATCGATAAGCTAACTGCAAAGTTAAGGGAAGCCGAACGAAGAGAGCAAGCAGCAACGCAATTTGCTCAGAACGTAAAGAAAGAAAACGAAACACTAACACAACAAAAAACGAATTTAGATAGTAATTACATCGTAGCTGAAGCCAATAGGATCTCAGCTGAAACCGAAGGAACAAAAAATATATTAAGAAAAGCGAACGAAGAAGGAGATATCGATGCACAGACGAACGCACAACAGAAACTAGCAGCTCTTGCTGTTGAAGCTCAACGCGTACAAGCTCTAAACCAAGAACGCACTGCACTAGCAGCGCAACCTCAGGTAGCACAAGAGATACCAAGAGCGCCAGAGCCACAGCCTCAAGAGTATTCAGAACCAGATCCTAGAGCTCAGGAATGGGCCGAAGATAATCCTTGGTTCGGAAACGATAAAGCTATGACTATGACCTCCTTTGCTTTTCACGAGGATTTGTTGAATGAAGGGTTTGACCCAGCAAGCAATGAATACTATGATGAGATTAATAATAGGATTCGAAAAGAGTTTCCTCATAAATTTAATGAAGAAATTCAAACGAGCCAACCCGCTCAGACGGTTGCACCAGCGAAGCGAAGTGCAAAAACAGGGCGCAAGACTGTGAGACTCACACCCTCTCAAGTTGCAATAGCAAATAAACTAGGTGTGCCTTTAGAAGAGTACGCAAAATATGTTGAATAACGTGGAGCAATATAAATGACTGACAAAAATGAAAGAAAAGACGAAAATCGTCAACCACGCGAAGCCCAAACTCGCGACACAAAAGTGGCAAGAAGACCTTGGGCTCCCCCGTCTGCTTTAGACGCACCTACACCCCCCGAAGGATACGTTCATCGTTGGGTGAGATTAGAACTCAGAGGACAAGACGATCGTAAGAACGTCGTGGCCAAAATGAGAGAAGGATGGGAGCCTGTGAGAGCAGACGAATATCCTGACTTCGAATCTCCCACAATTGATGATGGTAAATTTGCAGGAGTGATTGGTGTTGGTGGGTTAATACTATGTAGAATGCCTATCGAAACTGTACAGGAAAGATCTGAACACTTTGCGAGTAAAACGCAAAGCCAGATGGATGCTGTAGATAACGATATGATGAAAGATGGTACGCACCCTAGCATGTCTATTAATAGACCAGACAGACAGTCTCGCGTAACAATAGGTGGAACTCAAGGTTCAAGTAACTAAGAGTTCTTTATAATAATTCTTGTAAATTAGAGAAAGAATATGGCAAATGTAGACAAAGCCTTTGGGTTAAGACCCTATAAAGGCCTCAATGTCGGTTCAGCCGTTCAGGAAGCTAATAAATATAACGTCAATCCATCAGGATATAGTACAAGCATCTTTCAAGGTGACTTAACTATATTTAATGGAGGATACATCGAAAGATCAGCAGCTGGTTCTGCTAATAATATCGGTGTTTTATCGCACGTTTTTTTCACAGCTACTGACGGAACTCCTACCTTTAAGAATTTCTATACAGCATCTACAACGGCACTTGGCGGCGGAGACATAGAGGTTTATATCTATGACGACCCTAACCAATTGTTTATTGTTCAAGCTGATGGAGCTTCAACTCAAGCAGCTATTGGCAGAAATGCAGATACTGATGGGATAGGTGGTAGTACGACAACTGGCGTAGCTACTCGTGAGCTTGACTCTAGTACACTAGCAACAACCCAAGCACTTCAGCTTAAAGTTGTGGGCGTAGTTCAAGATGATAAAAACGGAGACCTTTCAAGCAATAATGCGAACTTAGTTGTTCTCATTAATGAACATGCTTATAGAGGTCCTGTTGCAGGAACATAAGGAGTAATTTAGATGGCAATTTCCAGAGGACAATTAGTCAAAGAGTTACTTCCAGGTCTGAATGCATTATTTGGTCTTGAGTATGATAGATATGAAAACGAACATGAAGAAATTTTTGACGTTGAAAACTCTGATCGTGCTTTTGAAGAAGAAGTAATGTTAACAGGATTTGACCAAGCACCCGTTAAATCAGAAGGAGCAGGCGTAGCGTTTGATTCAGCCCAAGAGGCATTCACGTCACGTTACACCCACGAAACCATAGCATTAGCGTTTAGTATTACAGAAGAAGCGGTAGAGGATAACCTATACGACAGATTGTCGGCCAGGTACACTCGTGCGCTTGCAAGAAGTATGTCAAACACTAAGCAAGTCAAGGCAGCAGCTGTATTGAATAATGCATTCAATTCAAGTTTCGCTGGCGGCGATGGGAAAGAACTTTGCGCAACAGATCACCCAACTGTGGGCGGTCCAAATTTGAGCAACGAACTTTCAACATCTGCTGACCTAAGTGAAACTTCACTTGAACAAGCATTAATTGATATTGCAGCTTTCACTGACGAACGTGGTTTGAAAGTAGCTCTTCAAGGAACGAAATTAATCATTCCTAAAGAACTACAATTCGTAGCTGATAGATTGTTGGAAACTCCAGGCAGAGTTGGAACGTCAGATAATGACATTAACGCAATGCGTAACATGGGCATGGTCCCAGAAGGTTACACTGTTAATCATTATCTAACTGACACCGATGCTTTTTTCATTAAGACTGATGCACCGAACGGATTTAAAATGTTTAATCGTTCACCAATCAGAACTTCAATGGAAGCGGATTTCGACACGGGTAATGTTAGGTACAAAGCTAGAGAAAGATACAGCTTCGGATTTTCGGATCCGCGTTGCGTCTTCGGTAGCCCAGGAGCATAACACTCGATTAGTTTAATGGAACCCTGCTGGGGGTTTCTTACTCAACCCAGCAACTTTTTTCCTATTCACAACCTCCTTTTTTCTGATATACTCAAATCACTAGGATAATTATATTTGTTTTATCGACTGACCTAGCAGACGAGCCGAGACGATAAGACTTATTTCCAAAGGAGGAAATTATGGCAAATTCGACTTTTAGCGGACCAGTCAGGTCTGAAAATGGTTTTAAAACCATTGATACAAATACAACAACAGGTGCAATTACTGATGGGTTGGTAATCAACGCAGACGGTAATATCTTTACTGATGATGGTGGACATATTCAATATGTTGCAGCAACAGGTTTTGGCCCTGCAGATTTAGTAATAGGTAAAGGCGGTAGTCAATATGGCACAGCTAATCCTTATGCTGAAAGCGCAACACAATTATTCCCATTAGGCGCTAAGCTAATTTATGGTAATAATGTTTATCGTTATGTTGGAATTGGTGGAACTGCAGTAACAGCAGGTAAACTATTACAACAACCAGCAATAGTTTCTGACCACGCTAATATGGCTACAACAGCAGCCGTAGCAGCAGGTGAAACAGCTATCTCTGTAGAAACAGGTGGTACTGATATTACCCTTAACCAATATGCAAACGGTTACCTTTGGGTAAATGATGTAAATGGTGAAGGACAAATGCTTAGAGTTAAATCTAACCCTGCGCATGATCATTCAGCAGATCCATCTATTGTTATTACTTGTTACGATGCACTTAAAACTGCTTTAACAACTAACTCACAGTTATCATTATTAGCTGACCCTTCAAATGACCTTATCGTTGCACCAGCAGCAGAAACAGGTGCGTTAATGGGCGCTACGGTTATTGATTTAACAGCAGATTATTTTGGTTGGGCAGTAATGTCAGGACCAGCAGCTTTGTTAACTGTAGGAACTTTAGTTGTAGGTAATGCAGCAGTTCGTTCAGGTGGAACAGCTGGTGGAGTTGCTCCAGCAACAGATAACGTGTTAATGGAAGTTGGTGATGTAATGGCTGTATCAGCGAATACAGAATACTCACTCATTAACATGAATTTAAGTTAAAAACGGAGTAAATTATGGCAGGACGTACGGATGTAAAAGCAGTCACGATTACTGCTGACACCCAAGCTTTAGATGCCGATGGTATATCAGTAGCGGCCGCAGTAGGAAATAATGCAGCACTCACAATAGGTGGTGCATTAGCCTCTGGTGGAGCTTGTACTTTTAATGCAGGTAGAATTGTTACAATTCTTTCTGCTGGAGACGATTCAAGTAAATCATTTACTGTAGTAGGCACAGATGTAAACGGAGATTCTCAAACAGAATCGATTACAGGTGCTAATGATGATACAGCTACTGGAACCAGTCATTTTAAAACAATAGTTAGTATCACAGCAGTAGGTAACCCAGCAGGTGACGTTTCTGCAGGGGTAAATGCTTCGGCAGCAGATGTTATATTTGCAGGTAGATCAAGGCTTAAAGGTGTATTTTTAACTAGCACTGCAACAGCAGGAACTATAAATTTTCATAATACTTCTTCAACAGGAACTAATATTATGGGTTTAAGTTCAGTAGCAAGTGCAACTGCAACAAGAGATGTAGTAATACCTGATGATGGAGTTGTATTTACAGCAGGTGTTTATATTCAATACACTGTATCTACATTTCTTACACTAACAGCGTTTCACGCATAGGAATTAAATATGTTTAAAAGAACTAAAGGTTATTCTCCAGGTGGCAAAAAAACCAAAGGCATGAAAGCTGGCGGTGTAGCCATGAGCACCAAAGGATACAGAAAAGGTGGTGTAACCATGAGCACTAAAGGCTACAAAATGGGTGGCAAAGTTGGCATGAGCACTAAAGGGATGAAAAAGGGTGGAAAAGGTAAGCCTTAAACGTGGCTTATTTACATAGTAATATACCGCACTTTAAGTGTTGGGTAAGGAAAGAGTACACTCATAATCACGAACAGTTCCATGGCGAGTTTTTACACGCTATGGCTATTGGTGTTACTACAATGCCATGCAGGTGTCTTAGTTTTCAAATAGTTTTTACAGGTGTTCCTTCCGAAGAACAAGAAGAACAAGGAATGGAAAACGTGTACGGAGGTGCAATGTGGGCAAGAATGCCTATTACTGCACTTGTAGCAGATACTCCATTTGTTGAATGGCCAGAACCAATGGCTGTTCACGATGCTCAACCTTGGGATTGTTCTTCTCACAATCATGCAGTTTATGTACTTGATAGAGCTACACCATGTCCTTGGTTAGCTAAGATAGGTGGAGAAATGTATCCAGCTAAATATTTATTCACTGTTGATTATGCAGAAAATGAGATTGCGGATGATCCTGCACAGCACAAACAAAGTCATGTTTTAGAACTTTTAGATGCTGGGCCCTGGACAGGCAATATAGTCGCACTACCTAATAACAGAGTTAGAGTTACACATCCAGCTTGGTTCGAAACTGGAACAGGAGCTCCTGACTTTAAACCATCTGCTCATATACATTATTCAAAGTCTGATTTAGACTATACGTTGGACGTAAACAGAATTTTTAATAACCTATATGCGGAGGATGAATAATGACTGAACTATCAATCCAACAAAAAAGAAAACTTGTTAAGGAGTTAAAAGGCGCTTCAAGGCTTCACTTAAAACAAGCAAAACAAATAGAAAAATCTTTTAAAAACACTAAGAAGAAAAAATAATGGCAACGTCAGAAACAACTTCATTTAACCTTAGTGTTGATGAACTTATAGAAGAAGCTTATGAACGTTGCGGTTTAGAACTACGAACAGGCTATGATTTAGAAACAGCAAGGCGTTCTCTTAATATTATGATAGCGGAATGGGCTAACAGAGGCCTTAATCAATGGCTTATAGTTGAGCAATCTTTTACTGTTACTAAAGGAACTAACGAGTATAGTTTAGGAACAGATGTTGTAGATATTACTTCTGCAGTTATGACTCGTGACAATACAGATTTTCAAATGTCTAGACTGAGTAGGTCTGACTACCTCTATACCCCTAACAAAACAGATCAAGCTAGGCCTACTCAATTCTTTTTAGAAAGACACATAACACCAAAAGTATATCTTTACCCTACTCCCGAAAACTCTACAGATGTAATCAAATATTACGCTTTGACTAGAATGCAAGACGTAGGCGACTACACAAATAATATGGAAACGGTATTTAGATTTCTTCCATGTATGACGGCAGGTCTGGCTTATTATATAGCTATGAAAAGAGCCCCTGATAGGATACAGTTATTAAAAACAATTTACGACGAGGAATGGGACAGAGCAGCAAGCGAAGATATAGATTCGGTAAGTTCTAAATTCCTGCCTCCAAGAATGATAATATAAAGGAGAATAACAATGGCTTTTTTAGACAGTATTTTGGGAAGACCAAATAATTCACCAGTGTTTACAACACCTACGTTACCTATGCCTGGACCTAGACCTAGAACACCTGCCCCGCAGCCTATAATGCCTGTAATTGGTGGACCTGGCGGTATAGGCGGACCTGCTCCTATGCCTGGACCTGCTCCTATGCCTGGACCTGCTCCTATGCCTGGACCTGCTCCTATTCGGATGCCTATACCACCTCCTTCTATAAGTCCTGAAGGAATTTTAGAAAAACTAATGCTACAAAGAGATCAACTACAAGCTA